AAGAACGCTGGTTTGCGACTGCAAGAACAGCCACAAAGCCCGAAAACATGCAGGGCTTTCACGAGGACAACATGCTCTTTATCGTTGACGAGGCTTCAGGTGTTGCCGATCCGATAATGGAGGCGATTCTCGGTACGCTGTCCGGAGCAAACAATAAATTGCTGATGTGCGGAAACCCTACGAAGACTTCCGGAACTTTTTATGATTCTCACACCTGTGACAGAGGGTTGTATAAATGCCACAGAGTTTCTTCCCGTGACAGCTCCAGAACCAATAAGGAAAATATAGCGGCTATGGAGCGCAAATATGGGAAGGATTCAAATTTTGTCCGTGTCCGTGTTGACGGAGAATTTCCTAAACAGGAAGATGATGTTTTCATTCCTATGGAATTGATATTAACGTCAACATCGTCTGTGAAAGATTTTGAAGAACCGGAAATACCCGACCTTATCCATATTGGCTGTGATGTTGCAAGATTCGGGGACGATAAAACAGTAATCGGTTCTAAAGTAAATGAGAAGGCAGATATTGTCTGCAAACGTCAGGGGCAGGATACCATGAAAACTGCCGATGATATAGTGATGTGTTATGATAAATTGCTTAAAAAATATCCTAAATACAAACGTCCTGTTGCCGTTAAGATAGATGACGGCGGCGTAGGCGGCGGTGTTGTGGACAGATTAAGACAAATGAAGCGGAATAACCCTCAGCGTTTCAAACAGATGGAAATATTCCCGGTTAAATTCGGTCAAAGAATGAAACATGCATATTATTATGATTCTACCACCTACATGATGAGCGTAGTCAGAAATCTTTTGTCACCTCATGATGAAGACGGGAAACCTAAACCTGTAGAACTGATTCTTCCCGATGATGCGGACTTAATAGCGCAGCTGTCAACCCGAAAATATGAAATGACCGACGATTCCAGACAGAGAGTCGAGAGCAAAGACGCCATAAAGAAAAGGGGCGGTCATTCTCCAGACGAAGCAGATTGTATTTTATTATGCTGTCTGCCTGTTAAATTCAAAAAAGAAAGGAGGCAAAAAACTTGAGTAAGAAAAAAAGAAAGGTTCGTGCCGAGATAATAAAAACAACAGCTCAGATAAAGAAATCCGATAGTCCGTCACATCTGGAAGAAAAAGAAGATTCCGGATATTCAGACTGGCTTGAGCCGGACTATACCTTAAAAGGTCTTGAAAATATGACAAGGCACTCTTCTATACTTCCTCAGTGCATTAGTGCGTATAAGTCCAATATAGCGGGATTCGGTATTGGCGTTAGGTATAAAGAGGATGTTACAGATACCGAAGAACTCGAAGATGAATTTAACAGACTTTCAGATATTGTGGAACTTCTTGCATTGGACTGTGATACAAAAGAAGTTTTTGAGAAGGTTATTGCCGCCCGTGAAACCTATGGCATAGCATATCTGGAGATAATCCGAAACGGGATGGACGAAGTGGTACAGATCGAATTCATTGAAAACGTTCCCAGCGTCCAAAAATCCAGACTGTTTGAAGAGTCGGTTGAGGGTGAATATGTTTACAAAGGAAAAGCTATAAGACGTAAAAAGCGGTTTAGAAAGTATAAGCAGACAGTGGGCAGTAAAACCGTGTATTTCAAGGAGTTCGGAGACAAACGTATTATGGATAAAGAAACAGGCAAATATGTTTCTGAGCTGGATTCTGACAAACGGGCTAATGAGATATTGGAGTTTAAACTCGGCTCCAGACCTTACGGTCAGGTTCGCTGGATTGGTCAGGCGCTGAATGTTGACGGAAGCTGCAAGGCTGAAAATCTGAATAACAATTACTTTGAAAACGGTCGGCATACTCCTATGGCGGTAATTATCAAGGGCGGTACTCTGACAGACGAAAGCTATGACAAGCTTCAGACCTATATGAACGACATTAAAGGCGAAGCAGGTCAGCATAGCTTTTTGCTTCTTGAGGCTGAAAAAAATGAAAACAGTACAAATATGCAGGAGGAAAAACAACCGGATATTGAATTAAAGAGTCTTGCGGATATTTTACAGCACGACGAGCTGTTTCAGGACTATTTGGATAATAACCGCAAGAAGGTACAGTCGGCTTTTCGCTTGCCTGATTTGTATGTGGGATATACCACAGATTTCAACCGTGCTACAGCTCAGACCGCAATGGAGGTAACAGAAAAACAGGTGTTTCAGCCGGAAAGACAGTCCCTTGCGTGGATAATCAATAATAAACTTCTAAATGAATATGGTTTTAAGCATGTTGAAGTTTATTTCAGGGAGCCGGACATCACCAATCCTGATGACTTGTATAAGATACTTACTCTTGTAAACAACGCAGGAGGTCTTACTCCAAACAAGGCCAAAGAAATCGGGTACAAGGCTCTGGGTGAGACCAGTGATGACTTTGAGGAGGATTGGGGTAATATACCTCTTGCTTACAGTAAAACTCAATCAGCTTTAAACGGTCTTGAAACGCAGATTGCAAAAGCCGAAAACAATCACGACGATGAAATTGTGGCGGTAATGAAGTCAGTGCGCTCCCTGCTAATGAAACAAAGCAAAGGGGGCTGATTTTATGTGTTCCGAATGTCAGTTACTTATTAAAGCAATTGACGCATACATAACCAAAGCCGACAATGATCTTGCTGACCGATTGAAAGAAGAAGGCTATGCAGATTCCAAAAATACAGTAAAGCATATTGAGGAACTGGAAGAAAAAATAGCCGAGGTTTTGCAGGAGCAATCAAAAGACTTTGAGGATTTGATTGAATCCGCTGATAAGAAAGGTATTGACCTTGAGGAATTTCTTAAAGGTTCATGGCAGGAATTTAAGACAACAAATGATATCAGGGAAAAGCTATTCCCTATTTTCTTCAATGAATTTACGGAATATGTTCCTGTTCTGGCTAATTTTTACATGAAAGAAATGGATTCGGAGTTGATCGTGGAACAGATTTCCGAAAAGACAACCGACTGGATAGCACAATGGAGCTATGAGCTGTCAGATCTTATGCACCTTTCTTCTCATGAAGAAATTGAAAATATTCTCGTCAAGGGCTTGAAAAACGGCAAAGGCATTTCGGAGACTGCCCGTGACGTTCTGGAAAGCGGTATCAGATACGAATTTTACAAGGCAAGACGTGCGGCGCTTACAGAAACCTTAAGAGCACACAGCTTTGCCCGTGAGGAATCAATACAGCAGTGTCCGGCATCCGAGTATAAGGAATGGATTCATACGGGAAATCATAAAATTGAACCCAGACAGAATCACGTAAGAATGAATGGTCAGAAAGTACTTATAAGTGAAAATTTTAAGCTTAAAGGTGCGGACGGAGTTACATATCTTGCGGATTTTCCCAAAGACCCTGCACTTCCGGCGGCGGAAGTAATTAATTGTCATTGCATTCACCGTAGCATTACTTCCGAAGAAATTTTAGGCTTACCTCTTGAAGAACGCAAAAAGCTACAGCAGCAGGCTATTGACGAAATGGGCGATGAATGGAAAAAAGAGCTTGACGCACGTAATAAGGCAAGAGCTGGAATTAATGAGGATACTATTAAATGTGACTGGCTTAAAAATAAAACAGTCGAAGAAAGAAAAAAGTATTTCCGTTCCGATTCACGTTGGGCGTTGTTTGAAAGCGGAGTAATTCAGAATGACGCTGACCTTGAGAGACTCTACAAAACAGTCGATACAAAACACGGTCCTAGAAAAGTATTTAAATCGTTGACTGAACTAAAAAATGATGGTATAATGACAGTACCGGATAAAACTTTGAGACATTCGACGGTTGGGGATTTTACTAACCTGAAGAATCCAAAGAAACCTCCGGGCGGTAAAAACGGCGGCAAGATGAAAGGCGGCGGGCATTCTCAGGCAAATATTGATTTGCTCGAATCCAAAGGTTATGCATACACAATTACCCAAACTTATGATAACGGTGTAAGAATTGGTAACGTGGAATTGCATAAGGATGAAAGTAAATGTTTACATTCAGGTCAATCGTGGTTTCCGGAAGATTGGGGTAATGATGAAGTGCTAAAAGCCGGAACTTATGTTTCAAATACTGTTAAATCTAAGGATGTAAAAAGATTTGGTGAATATAACGGAATCCGAATAGGGTTTTATGTTGATAAGGACGGGTATCCGACAACTATATTTCCAGATGCAGATAAACAGCCGTAAAGGAGTTGAATTAAATGGTAGATAAAGAAAAATTTTATGATACTATAGAAGCAAGAAAAAAACTTGATAACAATTATCCATGGCTTGAAGAAGAAGTCTGGAATCCAAGACTTGAAGCCTTGGGAGAAGATGAAGATGATATAATGTGTAGAAATAGATTTGATATACAAATCGAAGTTTGTGATGGTAGATAATATGGAATGACTTAATGTTTTTGGGCTGATTTTTATTGCAGTCATTATGATACCCAATGTTGTATTTGCGATTAAGTGCAAAGATGGA